ATACAATCCGCACGAGTAATAAATTAAGAGGAATAACTCCCATGTTGTATAATTCAAACATAGGAACTTTTCTATTAGGTTATCAGGACAAAAGAAATGTAGAACAATTTTTAAAAGCCAATCCTTTGAAGGAAAGAAAACCATTAAAACCTATTCCTACATTTGATATTCAAAATTCTTCAAAAAAAGACTTTGATAATTGGAAAAAAGATGTTATATTATGGTATGGAGAAAACAAAAACGATTTGCCAACCAATGTTATATCACAAGAGAAAATGATTGATATGGTTTATACACAATTTATGGCATATCGAACAAAGCCACACACTATCGAAGATAGGTTAAGTGCTTTAGAAGAAAAAGTTGAAAAATTATTAAAAAAATAAAGCTTGTATTTTAACAAAAAAATTCGTATATTATATGAATACGTTATACTTAAATGTTTTTAATTAAATATTTATAGATAACAATAACACTTAAACATAACTATGGAGAATAATAATGGATATTGATGCTATAAAAAGCCGTCTTAATCAGTTACAGAACACTACATCTAACAACTTTTGGAAACCACAACCAGGAAAATCACAAGTAAGAATTGTGCCTTATACACATGATAAGAACAATCCTTTTAGTGAGTTGTTTTTTCATTACAGTTTAGTTCCTAACAAAACCGTTTTGTCTCCACTATCATTTGGTCGCCCCGACCCAGTTCAGCAATTTGCTGATAAACTGAAGTCTAGTGGTAACAAAGATGAGTGGATTCAAGGAAAACGAATTGAACCTAAAATGAGAACATTTGTTCCTGTTGTAGTTCGAGGTGAAGAATCAGAAGGTGTTAAGTTTTGGGGTTTTGGTAAAACTGTTTATCAAGAACTTCTTGGTATAATCGCAGATCCTGATTACGGTGATATTTCCGATGCTACAGTTGGTCGTGATATTGTCGTTGAACGACAAACACCCGCTGAAGCCGGTAATCAGTATGGTAAGACAACTATTCGAGTTAAACCAAATCAGACAACTCTTACGGATGATTCTGAACTTTTGGAAAAGCTTTTGAATGGACAACCCAATATTGGTGAGTTGTATAATGAACCAACCTTTGACGAATTGAAAGAACATCTTTCAAGTTTCTTAAACCCAACGGATAATGACAGTTCTGGCACGCCGGAACCTGAAATGGTTACGACTAAAGCATCTTCTAAAGTAGAAGATGATTTTGATAAATTATTTAATTCATAATTCCCGCGGGTACGGTGGGGTGGTTTCCTCCTTTCTCCGCCCCATCGTTTTAATAGGAGAAATTCATGTCAAATAGAGATGAGCTGGCTGAAGTATTGGCTGGCGAACTTAACAAACAATTCAAATCTCATCAAGTAGCTTATTTTCTTGATGGGGTACAGGAAACTCCAACCGATGTTACGGAATGGGTTTCCACAGGTTCTACGTTATTAGATTTAGCAATATCAAATAAACCACATGGTGGATTTGCTGCTGGTCGGATAGCTGAAATAAATGGACTTGAAGGTAGTGGTAAATCATTGATTGGAGCTCACGCTCTTGCTTCTACACAAAAGAAAGGTGGTCTCGCTGTCTATATAGATACTGAGTCTGCCGTTTCAGCCGAATTCTTACAGGCAATCGGAATAGATACCGATAGTATGTTATATGTTCACTTGGAAACAGTTGAAGATATATTTGATACTATTGAAACGATTGTTACAAAGATTCGTGAATCAAGTAAAGATAAATTAGTTACGATATTGGTTGATAGTTTAGCTGCCGCTTCCACTAAGGTGGAGATGGATGCTGACTTTGATAAAGATGGTTGGGCTACAAGTAAAGCAATCGTTTTATCAAAGGCTATGAGGAAGATTACACAACTTATTGCTCGTCAAAAAGTATGTTTAATCTTTACTAATCAATTACGTCAAAAACTCGGTGTAATGTTCGGTGATCCTTGGACAACAAGTGGTGGTAAGGCATTACCTTTTCACGCTTCTACTCGTATTCGATTAAAGAATATGGGACAAATTAAAGATACTAAAAAAGATACTATTGGTATTAAAATCAGAGCTCAAGTCATTAAGAATAGATTAGGTCCTCCATTAAGGAGTGCCGAATTTCCACTTTTCTTTGATAAGGGTATTGATGATTTTGCCAGTTGGTTAAATGTAATGAAAGACCACAAGTTAGTCAAACAAGCTGGTGCTTGGTATACTTTTGTTGACCAACATGATAAAGAACATAAGTTTCAATCCAAAGACTTTGGTGCTTTACTTTCGGATGTAGATACTCAGGAATATGTTTATGATTCTATCTGTAAAAAGGTAATTCTAAAATATGATTCTGGTCAATTAGGCATAGATGATGTCACTACAGATGATGAGTTTAGGGATGAGTAATGAATATGATAGGAACTTATTAACTAAACGATTTTATGACTATGAAGATGATATTGAAACCAATCCTACGACACGGAAATTAGATGATCACGTTTTAGTCGTAGATGGTTTCAATACCTTTATAAGAGCATTTAGTGTCAATCCATCTTTAAATGAAGATGGTAGCCACGTAGGTGGTTTGGTGGGGTTTTTAAAATCGATACGATACACAATTAACAAGTTTAAACCTACTCGTTGTATTATTGTGTTTGACGGTAAAAACTCTTCCAAACCACGACAAAAAGTATTCCCAGAATATAAAGCTGGTAGAAAAGTACGAAGTAGATTAAATCGGATGGTTGATTGGGTGGGTGGACCGCATAATGAACATGAATCGATGAGACTTCAACTCACTAGGTTAGTTGAATACTTGGAGTGTCTCCCCATTACTATATTATCCCTCGATAATCTCGAAGCTGACGATGTTATAAGTTATATCTGTACATCAACATTAAAAGACTCAAAGTGTACTATCATGTCAGCCGATAAAGACTTTTATCAGTTAGTCAATGATAGAATTGAATTATATTCACCAACTAAGAAAATAACTTATGATAGAGAATTAATAAGAAAAGAGTTTGGTGTTTATCCACAAAATGTCTTAACTTGTAGGATAGTAGATGGGGATAAATCAGATGGTATACCTGGCGTAAGGGGAATTGGAGTAAAAACATTAGTAAAAGAGTTTCCATCATTAACTGATGATGAACATTTTGATGCCAAGAAATTATTGGTTTCAGCAAATAAAAAAACAACAAGAATTTCGGATATGTTGGTTAAAAATGAATATATAGTAAAGAGAAATTACATTTTAATGCAACTACATGATCCAGATATAAAAAATCAAACAAAATTGAAGATTGTGGATACGGTTAATTCTCTAGCACCCAAGTTAGTTAAGTACCAATTGCAAACTCTGTTCGTAAAGGATAAATTATGGGGACAAATACCAAATTTTGATAATTGGTTAACAGAATTTAACATTTTAGACCATTATTGGAAAAATAAGAAATGAATAAAACAAAAACTATATCAGAATACGGATATTCCTTTCAAATAAAGTTTATTGTTTGTTTGATTACGGATAAATTGTTTTTAGAGCAAATTGTAGACATATTGGATGAGAAATATACGAGTAATGATGCTTTTCGTTGGTTAATAAAGGAAATAAGAGAATATTACAACGAATATAAAGATGTTATCACTATGAATGTCTTTAAAATTAAAATACAAGAAATAGACTCTGATTTATTACAGGTTAATGTCAAAGATGTATTAAAAGAAGTATTTAAGAACATGGAAGCAACAGACCTTGATTATGTTAAAGATAAGTCATTGGATTTCCATAAATCACAAGTATTAAAGGATGCTATAATTAGGTCAGCCGAAATATTGGAACGAGATGGCGATAGTGATGAAATAAAAAGTTTAATTGATATTGCTATGCAAGCTGGCGTTGAGAGAAATTTAGGACACGATTATTTACAAGATATAGAAGAAAGGTATTCTGAAACCGCTCGTATCACATCACCTACACCGTGGGATATAATGAATGAATTAATGCAAGGTGGATTGGGTGCAGGGGAGTTAGGAGTTGTAGTTGCTCCAGCCGGTATTGGTAAATCTTGGGTATTAAGTGCTATGGGTGCTTATGCAATATCTAAGGGATTGAATGTAGTTCACTATACATTAGAATTAAACGAAGCATACGTTGGATTGCGATACGATAGTATCTTTAGTGGAGTAGAGAGTCAAAATTTAAAATACCATAAAGAAGAAGTGATGGAAAAACTATATAATCTTGAAGGTAATTTGACTATTAAGTATTATCCAACTAAAGCCTGTACGGTAAATACATTATCCGCTCACTTGAAGAAAGTAACTACTTTTGGAACTAAAGTTGATATGGTATTGGTTGATTATGCTGACATTATGAAAGATGTAAATAAACATACAGAGATGAGACACGCACTCGGAAATATTTATGAGGACTTACGAGGTTTAGCTGGTGAGATGCAAATACCAATATGGACAGCAAGTCAAGCCAATAGAAGTGCTTTGGATGAAGATGTTATTGAAGCCGGTAAGATTGCTGAAAGTTATGCCAAAGTAATGGTTGCGGATTTTGTAATGTCATTAAGTCGTAAGATAGAAGATAAGATAGGTAATACAGGTAGATTTCATGTGATTAAGAATCGATTTGGTCCAGATGGTTTGACTTATCCAGCTCGTATCAATACAAATATTGGTAAGATAGAGATATTTGAATCGAATTCAGTACAAGGTAAAGATGTTCAACATAAAATTAAAAATCGTGATAATCAAGCTAAACAAATATTGTCACAGAGATATGATGATTTGATGAGTGGTGAAGAAATTGATAACTAATGCTCAAGTATTAACTGAAACCTTTGGTTATGATGAGAAAGATTTGGAGTTTGAAAAGGTATCTAATGATTTAGACAATCATGATATGGAATATGGCATTGAAGTTATATTTGATTATTATCGTAGACATGGATTTCCACACTACACTATACGAGAAGATGAAAAACATCAACATATGAGAAAGATTCAGCGGTTTGATGTAGATACGATATTCAAAGATAATCAAATCATTCAAACTATGCATGGATTGAGATTGGCTTGGACTTATTTTCCATATTTTTGGGAAATACAATGTGGTAATGCTAAATTAACACCAATGGAAACCTTTTTAGATGATGATAAGTTTAAATCACTCATACGAAAATGTTGGAAGTGGTGTTTTAAACACCAAGAGGGAAGGAGTATTTTTCATGAAAATAGATTAAGACAATCATTGAAAATCTATACTGGAACACAAGCCGTAAGTAATTTCCGACCAACTGCTGCTAAACTGATTTACGAGAAGTTCGGTGGTGATGTTATTTGGGATATGAGTTGTGGTTGGGGTGGACGGTTGATTGGATTTTTAGCAAGTTCACGAAAAAAGTACATTGGAACAGAACCATCAAGTAAAACCTTTGAAGGATTAAAAAAGATAAAAAAAGATTTTTTTTACTTGGAAAAGTCAGTAGAATTACATAAATTAGGTAGTGAAGTTTTTGAACCAGATAAAGAGTCTTTGGACTTATGTTTTACTTCGCCACCATATTTTGACACAGAGAAATATTCGGATGAACCAACACAAAGTTACAAGAAATATCCAACTGAAGACAAATGGGTAAATGGATTTTTACAAAAGACGATTGAGAATTGCTACAACGGATTAAAATCAAATAAATATATGTTAATCAATATAGCAAACACACCAAAGTACAAATTCATAGAAGAAGAAACCATACGAATTTCCAAAGAATTGGGATTTAAACAAGAACAGACGATAGAATTAACTCTATCAAGTATTATGGGAGCTGGATACAAGTATGAACCCATATTTGTTTTTAAAAAGTAATCATTTATCAGAATAGAACAAATGATGTTGATATTTATCAATAGACTCCACAACAAAAAATAGTTAACATTTAATAGGGCAGTAATTTATGAGCAAAAAGTTTGTTTTATCGGATAATTTTATAACCAAATACAAAAGAAAAAAACCACCATTCGGATTTAACGGGTTAGGTGAGTTAGTTTATATGAGAACATATTCTCGAATTAAAGAAAATGGAAAGAATGAACGTTGGTGGGAAACTGTACAACGAGTCGTAGAGGGAACATACTCTATGCAAAAAAATCATATTGATTCATATCAGTTGGGATGGAATCCGTGGCAAGCCCAAGCATCAGCTCAAGAAATGTATGACCGAATGTTTAATATGAAGTTTTTACCACCTGGTCGTGGTCTTTGGGCCATGGGAACAGGAATTACAGAAAAAAAGAAGTTATATGCAGCACTTAATAATTGTGCCTTCGTATCTACCAAAACAATAAAAGACGATTACTCAAAACCATTCTGTTTTCTAATGGATGCCAGTATGTTAGGTGTAGGTGTTGGTTTTGATACAAAAGGTGCAGGTGAGGTTATGATTAAATTACCTAATCCAAATAGAGGTATAGAAGAATACGAGATACCAGATACGCGAGAAGGTTGGGTGGAATCATTAAAGTTATTGTTAGAGAGTTATTTTCATGGAACATCAGAAATCCAATTTGATTACACAAAGATTAGACCTTTGGGAGAACCAATAAAAGGTTTTGGTGGGGTTTCAAGTGGCCACGAGCCACTAAAAGAAATTCATGAAGAAATAAGAAAAGTATTAAATAAAAATGTAGAAAATCCTATAACCACAACAACTATTGTTGATATTATGAATCTCATAGGAAAATGTGTTGTAGCAGGTAATGTTAGACGAACTGCTGAAATAGTTTTCGGGGATGCAGAAGATGAAGAATATTTAGATTTAAAGAATTATAAAGTTAACCCACATAGAGAACAATACGGTTGGACTTCCAATAATTCAATATACGCAGAACTCGGTATGGATTATACTGATGTATGTAATAGAATTAATGATAATGGAGAACCTGGATTCGCTTGGTTAGAAAATATGAGAAGTTATTCTCGAATGAAAAATGGTAAAGATAATAAAGACCATAGAGTTGCTGGTGGTAATCCATGTTTGGAACAATCATTAGAATCATATGAGTTGTGTTGTTTAGTAGAAACTTTTCCAAATAACCACGAGTCATTAGATGATTATCTTAGAACACTTAAATATGCCTATCTATATGCCAAGACAGTAACACTTGGTAAAACTCATTGGAGTGATACTAACAGAGTTATGTTAAGAAATAGACGGATTGGTTGTAGTGTTAGTGGTGTTGCTCAGTTTATTACAAAACACGGGATGGAAGAATTAAGAAAATGGTTAGAAAAGGGATATGATATTATTCAAGAATGGGATTGTATGTATTCTGATTGGTTCGCCATACCAAAATCAATTAAAACCACATCAGTTAAACCAAGTGGAACGGTTTCACTCTTAGTAGGAGCAACTCCTGGAATGCACTATCCAGAATCAAGATTTTATATTAGAAGAATGAGATTATCTAATCAATCAGAATTAATAGAACCATTAAAAAAGGCGGGGTATAAAGTAGAACCAGCTTTTGGTTCAGAAAATAGTACAATGGTGGTAGAGGTGCCGGTTGATGTAGGAGAGGGTATTAGAACAGCGGCTGAACTTTCGATTTGGGAACAATTCAGTTTAGCCGCGTTCTTACAACGACATTGGGCAGATAACCAAGTTAGTTGTACTGCTACATTTGACCCTGAAACAGAATCAGATGAACTACCTCATGTGTTGAATTATTTTCAGTATAGATTAAAAGGTATCAGTTTATTGCCAAGACATCCATTAGGAGCTTACAAACAAATGCCTTATGAGGCTATTGATGAGAAGGAATACAATAAACAAGTCAAGAAACTTAGATATTTGAGTTTTGTAGGTGTTGAGGGTGAAGAAGCAGAAATAGATAAATTTTGTAATAATGATGTTTGTGAAATTGAGGTTATGCCCTAAAAAATACTTGACTTATATAAGGGTTTACCCTTATATTTACACGTGTTAAATTGGAAAGTTATAATATAAATGTATCAAAATATCTGGTGTGAAAAGAGAGGTGGTAATCAAGTTGAAGTTCATCTATGGGATGATGTTGCTGGTTATCAAAATTTTATATTTAAGAATTATGCTTACGTAAAAGATGGTGGCG